ATGGCCAGGGGTGTGTATGGAGATGGGCGTCCTCATCGCCACGGTAGAACTTGTGAAGGTACAGCCGACCCTTCCCTTTGTTCTTACCGAAGTCCTTGTCCCGAGGGTAGATGAAGAACCGGCGCAGGTAGATGTCGTTGGTATCGTCCCGCATGATGTCTGTATAGGGGAAGAATTTACACAAGAGATTTTCAATCAGATTCATCGTTGGTCATCTCCACTGGTAAGGACATGAATGCGGTCAGAGATTCAGGGGACGATGCCCTCTTACGAGCTGTTTTTTCAGTCTCAAACGGATACACACGGCCCCGATAGATCACATCCCAGGAGTCAGACACAGGGTCATACGTCACGAAGGGTTTGCTCATGCTTCGCTCCCTGTGGTCAGCATGAGCTTATCCTGATCGAGGAACACAATCTCGGCGTCAATGGTCACCGGCTTAAGACCTGCACAGGCCACCCACGCATCATGGGCGACCTCTTTGAAGGCCATCGTCATAATGTTATCGGGCATGGAGGCGTATCTACTGCTCCCCCACCACCTCTCGAACGCCCGCTCTTTGTATTGCTTCATATCTACTCCTCTTCTGCGTGTTCAGTTGGATACGATCTCTCGTAAGGCTCCTCGTCACGCACCCTGTCATCTACTTCGTCCGGCAGGGATATGTCCCGTGTCGGCCAGCCGTTGATGTAGAAAGGTGCCGTCACTGCTTGTCCGCCTCTCGTTGGGCAGTAATGGCCTTGGTGACCTCTATCCTGACCTTTTCCATGAGGTCACTGTTCTCTCGGAGTTGGGAAATTGTATTTTTCAAACCCTGCCCGATGTTCTCCCCGTTGAATTTGAACCAGGCACCGGCCTGTTGGATTGCTCCCACATCTTTGGCATAGGTTACGAAGTCGGAGAAGGTATCAATACCGACCCCGTAGATCAGATCAAGCACAGTAGAACGGGTAGGTGGGCCTACCTTGTTCTTTACCGCCCTGAGTTTCATGCGGTGGCCGATAACCACATCCCCACTCTTGATAGGTCCATCCTCCCCACCCACCCGGCGTACATCTACGCGCAGGCTGGCAAAAAACTTAAGTGCCTTGCCACCAGGGGTGACTTCAGGGTTCCCATAGGTTTGTCCTAAATTCGTTCTGAGTTGGTTGATAAAGATGATAGGAATACCGCTTATGGCACACTTTCCTCTCAGCTTCCTCAAAGCCTGCCCCATCAACCGAGCCTGTAGGCCCATGTGTGAATCTCCGCTTTCACCGTCTAGTTCAGCCTGTGGGGTAAGAGCCGCCACAGAGTCGATAACGATAAGGGTTACAGTGCGGGACTCGACAAGAGCCTCTGCCGTCTCTACAGACTGTTCCAAGCTGTCAGGCTGGGCGACAACCAGTTCATCAACGTTTACTCCCAGTTGTTGCATGTAGTTCGGGTCCAGAGCGTGTTCCGCGTCGATGTAGGCACAGATTCCGCCTCGCGCCTGTTCCTTGGCGACGTAGTGAAGCGCCAGCGTGGTCTTACCGCCCGACTCCGGACCGAAGAACTCAATGAGCCTTCCGCGAGGGATACCGCCTGTGCCTATAACGTCGAAGTCGAAGGTGTAGATGTCTCCGCCGATAGACGGCATGACCGTGCCGACTTTACTTCCCAGTCTGACCAAGGAAGAGGTAGTGCCGAATTGCTTATTCAGGGCGGCTTCGACAGCCTTGATTTGCTTGAACTTGTCTTCTTTAGAGACTGGTGTATTGGTATCCCCGGCTACTGCCTGCTTCGCCGGGTTCTGCTTCGGTACTTCTTTCTTTACTGATGCTGCTAAATCCGCGAGTACATTGCTCATACTGCTCCTTTAATTCCAACAGGCGTTCTGTGTAAGCGGCCTCAGCCTTTTCCTCTGTGTCGAACAACCCAAGGTATATTTCTTGTCCCATGTACCTGACACGCGCCATCCACTTTCCGGAAGCCTTGTGGAAGTAGTAACCCTTACCGTGGCGCTTCATAACCGCATACTTACCTTTATTCAACTGCTGCTCGGAACGCGTAGACCACCTAAGGTTTCCTGGCTCATAGTTCCCGTCGTTGTCGATCCGATCTAGTGAGTATTCAGTAGAAGGTCGAGGGCCTACAGCATCGTAAAACTGCTCAAAAGAATCAAACAGGAATGCTATACCACGGCCCCCATGCGTGTACCAGCGTTTGCTATTCTGGTTGGTACACCTGTCCTTCGCCATCTGAAAGGCTCTGTATTCCGGGGTGGTGCTCATCTTGTGGGTTGTCACTGTCTTCCTTACTTGCTTCTGCTTCGGCCTGCGCCACCTGTGCCGCCTTGTTCAGCGCCTCCCACTGCGCGAGGGCACCCATGAACATCAGGAAGTTCTTGACGAACTTCGGGGTGGCCAGTTGCCGCAGGCCACTCTCACCTTGCTCCTGAAAGACCTCATCAGCCGCCTTGGTGATCTCTCCGTTGACCTGAAAGTAGGCGAACCAGCATGGTGTGCAGTTGCGGTGACGGGGTTCCTCGCCGGGTACGAACTTGTGCCCGCAGGGTTCTACCTTCTGGAGCTTGACCGTCACATGATCGTGCTGGTGCTGCTTGTACTCGGAGCGTGTGATTGGCTCTTTGACACCGTTGGGGAGTTCCCGGTAGTAGGGGGAGTCGCGTGGGACCGGTGGGGCCGATTCGGGTACGAGGGATCGGGGGTAGAATCCGCATTTTGACAAATTGTCAAAGTTTTCGGTGGAATTAGGCTGCGCGTTTTGCATTCTTGCCCTCCTCTCTACGGATCAGGTTCTTTTCGGAGTCGGTCAGTTGCGGAGCGACGAGGCCGAACTTCTGGAGCAGCAGGGACTTGGTGTCCTCTGTGATGCCCCTATCGTTGGGTCCCAGGCTCATTTCGAGCTTCAGTTGGCCTTTGACGGAGGTGAGGGTTGAGTTCGTTTCGGCTGTGGTGGCGGTGATTGTGCTGATCTCTTGCATGTTACGCTCCTGCGCCTATTGGCGGCTGGTTGGACTTCCGATTTACTGCCGGATGGTGGTGAAGTAAATCCGAACGGGACTGATCCCATGATCGCGGAACGCCTTCCCCACAATCTGTTCGATATCTTTTCTTTCGTCCGGTGTGAATGCCGCTTCTGTAATTTCCGTTATATAGGTATCCGCGAATTTAATCAAGAGGTTTTTTTCGATGAGAGCTTTTTCTACTGTTCGCTCTACATCGCAAAAGAAATCCACGATGCTGGGGCGGGCTTTGTTGCTGGTGGTACGGCCTTCATCGAAGTTGGTTTTCGCAGCCGAGATAGAGCTGCGACGTTTGAGCAAGTGGTACTGCCCATAGATCGGTTCGGGGTAGGAGAACGGGTCGCCAATGATCTCGTCAAAGGCGGCTTTGTTCTTTCTGAAACGCTCGCTGGCGCGGGCGCGGGGTACGTTTGAATCAGTCATACTCTCCTTTACTTACTTGCTTCCTGTAATTCCTCTACTGCCTGTGCTGCTTTCATAGCCAGCAAGAGCTTGGCTCGTTTCTTCGTACCGACCCGTCCAGGTGCCGTGTACCGATCACCTTTGAAGACGACCGAGAACGGTGGATCGGTCAGGTACTTGACAGCCTCTTTGAGCCTGTTGAGATCGTCCTTGAATACCGCGATTGCCTTGTTGCACGGCCAGCAGAGAAGACCTCGTACCAGACCGGTTGTGTGGCAGTGGTCAATTGCCAACCGGGACTTGCCCGCTAAGACCGGCCTGCGGCATATCGCGCAGACCTTCCCTTGATATTTGAAGACCTTGTTATATTCCTCCAATGTGATGTGGTACTCTCTCCGCATCCTCTGATCTGCGGCCTTCTCTTTTTTGGTGAGCTTGGCCAACTGGGTGAGCGTACTAATACGTTTCCTCACAATTGCCCCTCGAACAGCCCGAGGTCAATGATCCTGAGATTACCGGCAGCATCGAACCCAACGTTGTCGTACTTACCTGCCTCAATGTCAGCATCGTCAACCTTGGTGATGTCAGAGACCAGGTACCCGAGCTTGGTGATCTCCGCGTAGATATCCGGGTCGTCTGTATCTTCGTGGCTCAAGTTCGTATACCGCTCTACCAGAGCAATCCCAGTCTCCGGGTTGAAGTAGTGGAACAAGGGCATGAACGGTTGGAGAGCAAGGTACTTCCGCTTGGATCGCATGATTTTCTTCCAAGAGGTGTACTCTCGGTTTGCATGGTCAACGTTCGTTCCTCTACACCATTCAAGAGAGTCCTCATCAAGTTCATTAATGGGAACCTTGACCACCAGGTCCGTGCCAAGGATGTGGTAGACCTCTCGGAATGCCCCGCCACCTTCGTACTTCAAGGAGAACCCACAGTAGATCAGAAGGTCCTCCACCGTCCCAGGCTTGTGCTTCTTGAGTGTTTTTATTACCTCCCGCGTCGTCATTAGATCGGAATCTCCTCGTCTACGCCTGCTCCAGAGGCTTCGGTGGTTGTGGCTGCGGCGGTAACTGGGGTAGCGCCTCTCAACTCCCTCATCTGGTTCTCATAACCGACTCCACGATTCGCCGTGGCTTGTATCTTGGCGATCTGGGTTGCGGTCATCTCTCTGGCCGTGCTTCGTGCCCCGTCGTAGTAGAGCGTGGTCCGGCCCCCGGAACTGTAGCGGGACAGGCCGACTGTCAAGAGCATGTCCGTTCCGAAGGAAGCCTCCTGATTGACATAGCCTGCCGAGGCAACCTGATCCTTGGTCATCTCACCGAGCTTCTCGCGGTGGGCAGTAATCATGCAGTCGCAGTCCTTGGCGATCTGTGAGGACCCGTCTACGTTGTCGGTACTGACCACCTTCCCATCCCCGATACGATGAGGCTGGAGAATACGAATCATCTGGATGCCGTAGTCCTTGGCGATCTGCGATGTCGTCTTGCTGATCTCAGACAGGTGTTCCGTCCGGCTCTTGTTGCCCCGTGGGGTTGTATCTGCCAGCCGTTGAATGTTGTCGATGACGATCCACTTGACCCCATAGCGCCGGATGCAGTCACGCATGAGCTGGTAGATATCATCGGTCGTCTTGTAGGTCGGGTAGCAGAAGTACAGGTCGCCCTCTCTGTTAGCGGTGTACTCCTTCACCTGGGGGATGGCGTCCTTGAAGAGTGACAGCAACGTCTCAGCTTCTTCCGGGTTCTTGGGGATGTTGTCGGCAATCTGTGCGAGGTGGGATATCCACTTACGGGCCATACGCGCCCGTGTCATCTCCAGACAGATAAAGATACCGTCCTCTCCATAGGTTGATACCATGTGCTCTAACAGGTTCATGGCCACGGTCGTCTTCCCAACCTTCTCAGGGGCGAGGATGTCGATCACATCTCCCTCTTCAAAGCCAACGTATTGGTTCAGACTCGGCCAGCCACTCTTGTAGTGTGGCTCCAACCCCGACTTACCGTCGATCTCATCGGAGAACTCCTGAACCGCGTCCTTCGAGGAGGACACGCCGTCCACGTCGAACAGCATAGCCTCTTCTTTCAACAGCTCGAATGACTCAGCAGTGCCGCCTCCGACTGTGAAGTATTCGTTCAGGTCCTTGCCGAGACGGGTCACACCCTCATCGGTCGTCACCTGGAAGTCTGGGAGGGTGATCTTCCAGCAATTCTCCACGCCGATCCTGCGGGCAAGCTCCTGCGCGGCCTTCTGCCCGACTCTATCCTTGTCGTAGCAGATGAAAATCTTTTCCAGCCCGATCTTGTCCAGGGTTCCGATCCACTCAGCCTTCTTGAAGTTCGCGCCGGGGACGCCGCAGATGTTCTCTACGCCTTTGTCCATTGCCGCGATGCAGTTGGCCTCACCCTCGACCATGAAGACCTCATGCAGTCCTTCACGAAGAATCTCTCCGTTGTAGAGGGGAACGTCCCATCCGGTGAGACTGGAGAAAGCCTTCGGTACTTTGTTCTCTGAGAGCGGCATGGTGGGCAAGGTGCGGAAGTGTACGAATACGCAGTTGCCGTTGACCAAGTACGGATAAACGAGCGCCCGTACTTCTCCGGTCTCGCGGAAGTATCGCTTGGTAAGACCGAGCTTCTGCCGTCCGATAACCTCACGGCTGAACCCGCGCCCGTTCATCAGATAGTCCAGTGCGTCCTCATCTTCGAGGAGTGCCTGATGGAGAGCCTCGATGTCCGGCATCTGCTCGATCTTCTTCTCTGATGAGGAGAAGTCTTTGCGTGACTCGATGCCAGCCGACACCAGGCCGAGATGTTGCTTGAGAGCGTAGAGGTTACCGCTCTTACCGCAACGGACGCACATATGAAGACCGTCACGTCCCTTCTGCTCATCTTCCGCTCCGTGAATCTCCATACGGAGGTGGAAGTTGTCTTTCTTACAGTACGGGCATTGTTCCAGTTCAATGTTGGGGGAGGAAGCCTGACGGTAGTTCCATCCCTGCGATGAAACAAGTTGAAATGCTAGACTGCTTTGAAACTCTACTGGGATACTTTGTACGCTCATTCTTCCTTTCGATTATTTGACTACGAACCCGCTACCTACTATCTACCTGACGACACATCTAGATGGTGTAGTAGATTAAGTCAGGGGATGGGGTCTTCTTCCAGTCCGAGAACGCTTTGGTGCATGAATCGCCAACTCCCGTTGCCCTGTCCGGCCCAACGAAGAACCAAGTGTGGCCTGCATGAGAGCAGAGAAAGCTGGGAACCGCAGCAGGAACCATAGCAGAGACAGGTTGGTGGACGGGACGCGACAACGGCGAGATGGTAGACAGTAAGAGGATCAGAGCGAGAACCATGCTACACCTCTTCCAGGTTGAATCGTTTCTTATTCATAGGTCTCCTATCACTTTCTTTCTGGTGGTTCTGTGGCAGTGGGGGCAGTTCAGTGAGACGATCAAGAAGATTCCGAACCACTCATGCCTGCAATGAGCGCACCTCAACAGAGCCGACTCCCATATCTCAGCATCGTCATTGAAGAAGTCCCTGCACTGCGGTGCGCTCATCTACTTCGAGTCCTTCTGGAGGAACTCATTGGATACGATCTTGAGCTGCAACCGGCCAAGACCGGGAACACGAATCTCCTTTGCCGATTTGATGACGATCCCCTCGCGGATGTGAGCGGCTCCCACTACCAGCGACCGACCACCGACCAAGGGCATGATCTTCGATGGATCGTAGGGTCCGACATACAGGCAGGGAACGATGTCTGCCACTTCAGGTAGCAAGAGATCGTGGGCCGTCTCCAGACCAGTGCTCTCGTCGATCCACTTCCCATCTGAGGTGCGGATGTCGAACACGAAGAAGCGAACCTGATCCTTAGCGCATCCGTAGTCGAAACCCTTCTGCGTCGGAGTGACCTCGCCGTAGAGCGCGTACCCTTCGTGAGCGCGGCACCACGTCTCGATCCACGGATTCTGTTTGAGAGCCTTACGCCACACACAGGGAGAGTCAGTGTGCTTCCATTGGTTACGAGAGCCAGCGTACATCACGCCGTCAAGGAAGACGAACCGGGCATTCGACCCGTGAATCTTCTCAGTGACTATCACGGTGTCATCCGGCGTGAAGGCCGTGTTGTGGTTCTTGAGGGCCTCCACATCATAGACGGGCAGGTTGAAGTTTACCTCCTGCGCAAAGCTCTTGTGCCCACGTCCGGTCAGCTTGTGGAGCAAGAAGAAGAACCATCCCTTAAGGGTCTTGGGGTACTTGCGACGAGGGGCGTTAGCAGAGGCTCCCTTCGTGCCTTCCACACTCTCTTTGCCCGCGTCGGGATCATAATGGGTGATACCCAGGAGATCGGACACATCAGCACCGTCATAGCAGCGGACCTTTTCAGAAAGATCAGGGAAGTCGCTCACAGGTAATAGCAGACCTTCGGACCACTGCCCACGGAACTTGCGAACCGTGATGCGCCGACGCTTCTCAGGAACCTTCCCGTCAAGGCCGACATGATCCGCCCAGATAAAGTTGAACGGCTCTGTCTGGGGTACAACCGAGTCCGGGTAGAGATACACCGCTAAATCTCCGATCTTGAAGTTTTCCTTGCGGACAACGACCTGGTAGCCGTCGATATGGATGAGTTCGAGGCTCGTGGTGTCAGGGTCCGGGTGAGGAAGAACCTCAGCGATGCGAACGATGTTGGCCTGATGGTTCGACTTCTTTGGCTCAGCAATGTTGGTGGTGTTGGCGATGTTGTCGAAGTGCTGGTCAATGGCTATTTCTGTCTCAGTTGCGAATGGCATATCTCTCCTTGGTGTCATTGCTTTGCGTTACTGAATGGTTCTGTCGTCTGCGTCCTTGAACATGCGCAGGGCTTCTTTTGTGGGTACTAAGGCACGGTACCCGCGTCCCACCTGCATTCTGGTGTTTTCAATTCGCTCGGCCATCGACTCGGACACGTCCTGTAACAGGCCGATGGAGATGAGGGCTTCCATGTCTGCGGAGTAGCGGTTCAACTTCTCCTTCAGTTCGGCGTCATCTTCAGGAGCGATATCCAGAAGCGCCAGGATCGGGTTGAGACCGCTGGTCGATAGAATCAACTGCGTTAGTTGAAAATCATTGAGTTGGTAAATCTCAGTCTGTGCCATTCTTCTCCTACAACTACTAACAAAGCCCCGCAGCCTTCGCAGCAGAGATCAATCTACTTGCCGCCCCCTTGTCCATATCGTTGGGAAAGACCTTGCCTGGGTACAGCCTCTTAAGTCGCCACAGTTGCTTCGGAGTAGGAGGTCCATCATGCCACTCCTCCTTCCTGCGAATAACCCTCAGCACGTCTGGACAAACATTCTGGATGAGTGCATCGGCTGCGGCGAAGGCTTCTTCGATGGTTCCCCGCTCACCTCTGTATTTCTTATTTCTGATATTACCACGAATTTCGTACATGTCCAGAATATTTTGACAAATTGTCAATTTATCCTTGTCAGGCAAGAGCATGACGTATCCGCCTGTCGGATTCGGGTACCAACTCAGTTCACTATGCGCCTCAACCTCCGCATCGAACTTGACCTCGAAGAGGTTGACTCTCTCGATGTAAGAGTCCAGTTGGGAGATATCCGGCAGGTCCGCGAAGTTCAGGTGAGGGAAATCCT